TTTATGACGAGATTCAGATGTAAGAGAAACAGTACTAGCAAAGGTCTTTGCCTGATTGCGTACAGTGTCCAAGAATCGACCCTCATCAGACCCATTAATGACATAACTATCTACTCCTAATTCTCTACACAACGCTTTCGCAATAGTTGTTTTACCAACACCAGCAGTACCAGAAAGCAAGAGGTTTGGTATTTCCCCTTGCTCTACAAAATTCTTAAAGGTGTCTTTCACATCATTAGGAAGTATACAGTCCTCAACTTTCTGAGGTCTGTACTTCTCTACCCATAAAAAATCGTTAGGCATTTGGCTCCAATGCAATAAAATACTTGATGCCATCCCCTCTAAAGGATGCTACATTTGCCTTACTAACAGAAACATCATATGAACCTGGTAAAAGTTTTAAGTTCTCTACTTTAAAACAATAACAGAACTCACCATCACTCTCACCCACATCAACAGAATAACTATTAGAAGTATCATTCTTCTTATCAGTTACTGATAACTGTAGCACACCACCATCAGAAAATAAACATAGATCTGGTAATTGATACACACTTGCAGCACGTTGTAATTGCTGTAATGTGGCAGCATCTAATTTAAAGTTTACATCAACAGTAGGAAGAGAAATCTCCTTCTCAGGTGGTTGTGTAATTATATCAGGATCAGCATAGAAGAATCTAGTCTTAGTACGTCCACTTGTATCGCTAACAGTTAAGAAGTTCTTCTCTGTAGTATCAATCTTTGGTGCGTCAAATAAAGATAACCCTCCAAGAAATACTCCCAGATCATAGATAGAAATCTGCGAATCAAATTGCTCTTCGACATCAGCAATAGCGAGTATGTTCTTATTAATAGAAAGAGTTGAAATCTTATTGCCAGGTTTAATGACAATAGACTTGTTAATAGAACAAAAGTTCTTAAGGACTTCAATAGTTGGTTTGGTAATTACTGTCATTTGTCGTAGTCAACTGCAAAGGCGGTACTGTTGTTAGAATTAATTTGATTTGCTTTCTCACGCTTATCATTAAAATGTAAGAGTAGCATACCATAGTGGATAATCTTAATGATATCCTTTCTTGCTGATCCCTTACGGTCATACCTAGAAGCATACTTTAAAACATTACTTCTACAGAATGCTTCAGCATCACCCACAGAATCAATGAGGTCAAGAGTCTGTACATTTCCTACAGAATAATGACCCCGATATGTATTGGAGATGTAATCAGACATCTCCTTGAGGATCTCGTCCTCATTATACTTTTTCATAATGAAGGGTTTTAGTCCTCTTCATTATACTCTTCTTCTTCTCCTGCGTCAACCTTTGTATAAAGATCTAGGAATGACTTCTTAGTATCATCATCAAATCTGTTAACACAGTTAGTGATTGCCTGTAAACGATCACCAAAGATCTGATACGCTTGAGTGATGTGTACGAGTCTACGAGTTGTAATAACTTCATCAACTCCACCATCATAGAATGTCTTACGGATTACACCTGCCCACTTGATAAGGTTCTCAGCATAATCAGGATCACATCCATTACCAATAAGGATCTTAGTCTCTATTGAAGCAGAAGGATACTCTTGCTCAAAGGTTACAGGGAACCTTTCTAGGAATGCTTCATTAAGTACGTTAGTACCAATGAACCTACCGTCATCGGATCCTTTTCCTTTAGTGTTTGCAGTAGCAATTACATTGAACCCTGCAGCAGGTTTAACATACTTACCAATCTTTTTCAAGAACACACCTTTGCCTTCAAGTACGGATTGTAAGCATAGTATCTTGTTACTCGCCAAGTCAATTTCATCGAGTAGCAAGATAGCTCCTCTTTCGAGTGCCTCCACGACAGGTCCGTTATGCCAAACAGTTGACCCATCAACAAGACGGAACCCACCAATAAGATCATCTTCATCGGTCTCAATAGTAATGTTTACACGAATTAGTTCACGTCCTAAGTTAGCACATGCTTGTTCTACTGACAAGGTTTTACCATTACCAGATAATCCTGTGATGAAGGTAGGGTAGAATAATTTTGATTGAATAATCTTCTTAACAGAAGTGAAGTTTCCAAATGGAACATATGTACCATCCTTCTCAGGTATGTAATTTACTTCAACTGCAGGTGCAGCAGCAGGTGCTTCATATGCATTGATAAGTTCCTGAGTTGATAAGCACCATTTTCCACGTCCACGCTTCTGGAGTTTTGCAATCTTGTTCATCCTCTTGGTAACACTCTGTACTTTTACACCAAGATGTTCTGCAGCTTTTTTGACATGAGTTGAATCGATGTCATTACCGAACTGCTCGAAGAAAGAGATTAATTCATTTTCGGAAAATTTTGCTTGAAATGGCATTGGATCTTTTGTTGTCTATAGATCTATTATAGCAGATTCACAAGCTTTACAACAGCCATAGGGACACTTATTCTTTTGTCCACACCCTAGTCAGTTGTCTTACATCAGACACACCAAACAAAGATTTACAACGTGCCTCTGCATCTTCTCTTAAATTAGAAGGACACATGAATTCTACTTTCTGCAATCTATTACTTGGTAATAGTATTTGTGCTGTCCAAGTCGTGTTTAACATTTGGTTTACAGAATAATATATTATCTATATAATTATTTGCCCAGTCTTCATCAAACCAATTAGAAAGAACTGCTAAAGTTTTTGGATTCTTTCTTTGTTGTGTAGAATAATATATCTGATCATCCATCCTCAACATACTTTTAACATAGTCAGTATCCTTTTCTATATCTTTAACCCAGTCCATATAAATGAAAAGATATTCTGCTACAATCTGATAGAAATTTCTCTTCTCTTCTTCAGATTTTAATCTTAGAAACTTACAGAATGGTGAAAAGATCTCATCACCCCATAATGGTAATGGTCTCTTAGTTGGAAAATGTATCTTATTGGAAATAGGTTGAATCTTTTTATAGATCTCTTCCGTCCCTCTTACTGGAGATATATCACAGATAGCAGCAGTAACAACAGAAGGTGTTGCAATTATATCAGCACCAAATATAGGAATATTATATTCATAGTCTGGAAAGAATACAACATGCATGATATCTAAGTGTCCAGTCTTTGCTACTTCTATATGCATCTTACGATGCCCTTCACGTTTATACATTTCATTATCAATTACTAGATCACCTTTAACTATCTTTTCATGATCAGTATAATACCGTTCACCACCCATATGAAGGATGGCAGAACGGATTAATGCTGCGAGACTATCTACCATTATGCTATTTGTTCTATGAAAGCATTTAGGATAGTTTTGTTAGTCATCTTTGAACCCATGTGCTTTTTAAATGCTCGACCCAACTCTGCTCTAGTTGCAACTTCACCTTTTGCTTTAACTTCAAGGTCTAAAGTTTCTCCACCTAGTCCTTGATTAGGGATGTAGAATGCTTCAGTGAAACCTGCCTTATCTTTGATGGAAGCAAATCTTTCTCTCTTCCATTGCTTATCTACTCTCTCTATTTCCTCATGATCATATGATAGGAAGTGTCTAAAGACTCTACTTACTTCAGACTTAGAACAAATTCTGATACCGATCCAGTTATAATCTGTTATCTCTCTCATGAAAGATACAATCTCTGCTGTAGTCTGATATGGACTCATATTCATTACACGCTGGTATCCAGTTACAGGATCACGTACTATGTAAACTGCATGACTGTACTGTGTTGATTTAATTGTAAGTTCATTTTCATCTGAAGCACCAGACCAAGATGCATCACCATGTCTTCTAGCAACATGTGCCATTGGATTTGACTCACCATCAGTTAAGCAAACTACATTAACCTTACTTACTTGCTCTTCCTTCTTCATCTTAGCAACAACTTCTCTGGCACAATATACTGCCTCTGCTAATGGAGTACCACCTAAACTATAATCATTCATTTGCCTAGTTCTCCATCCATTGAATGAAAATGCTTGAAGGTAAACATACTTCATTGATTGATCAAGATCTCTCTTAGACTGTCTTGAAGAGAAGAACTCTAGTAAAGTAAAGTCAGATCCGATAGCAAGAGTATCCTCTTCTACCTTAACACCAGCATGAAATCTCTGATATGTATCTCCATAGTATCCTCCACAGTGTCCACTCTGGAATGCAATAACTCTGAATGGAATGTTTACTTTCTTACAGAACCAAACTAGGTTATAAGTTTGCTTAAGAGTATCAAGGATTGTTGTGCTCATAGATCCTGACCAATCAAGGAACATTACTAATCCATGATTCTTACCATCAGGTACAGTTGTAATCTTCTTAAAGATATCATCAGTCAACTTGTACTTATATAATGAGTTAGTATTGATAACACCAGTTTTAGATACTGCTGCTCTCTTATACTGTTCTGCAGACTTCTTCATCTCGAACTGCTTTACAAGATAGTTAACTGTTTTCTGAGCAGACTTCTTATACTCATTGAAATGCTTTTCAGCATATTCTACACCTGACTCATCATCTGCTCTCCAAGGATAATCTTTTACTTCATGTCTTTGATCTTCTTTCTGTGCTTCAAAGTGTCTTTGAAGATCATCTGCAATTTTCTTAGGTGGAGTGATGATCTTATCAATATTAACTTTAGGTAATCTTAGATATTTCCAGTCTCTAGTATCATCATCAACTAGAGTCTCTAGTGCTTCAGCGAATGCTTGATCAGTTACACTCTCAGTCTCCTTATATTCTTTACCACCTGTAGGTTCTTGTGGGAATAACTCATCAAGTAATTCCTCATCAGTCATATCATCAACTGGTTTCTTCTGATCAGACTCACCATCTTGATCTCCATTATTATTAACTTCTAACTCACCATCTGAATTTGGATCATCCTCTTTATCATCACCATCCTTACTATCTAAGGAAAGGTCATCTAAATTGTCTGGTTTTGCATCTTCTTCTTGCTGTGCTTTACCATATAATTCTCTTGCTAGATCTAATACATCTTCAAAAGTCTTAGTCTTAATAGCACGATCCACATATACTCTCTCCTCATCAGTAAACTCGATAGTGCTATTACCTTTATAGTATAGGTTGATTCTATCAATGAATGGTAGTTCATCTACATCTTCACCTGCAACCCCAAAGAAATCCTTACCCCATAACTCACGATATCCATCAAAGAATGATTTGCGAAGACCAGGATAGGTCTCTTTCATCATCTTCTCAATTCTAACATCTTCTAATACGTTTACAAATGCTTTAGGAGCATCACCCAAACCCTCCTGTGGGGTATAAAGAGCATGTCCTACCTCATGTCCTACTAGAAGGTCATATACTGTCTCAGAAGCAGTCTTCCATATAGGTAAGCAAAGAACTCTCTTGTCCACATCGAAGTATGCTGTGCTGACCTTACGGTGCTCTACTGTTAGGTTCTCTGTTGCTAGTAGTCTAGCGAGTGTACCTTTTACTTCTTGATTGAACATGCATTCCTCGTTTGATACCTTTATTGTAGCACTTCTCGAACCCCTGTCGAGCGTGGGTGGTCAGTTTGTCCACTGTCCCAGTGTCTGATCACCCCTGCAACGATAAAACAATTAGTAATGAGATAACTAACAAAGATGACAGATCGAATAATGAGTACATAATTATCATACTCTTTCGTTTTTTCATCAGAGAATGAACCCAGTGCATACTTCCATATATTCCATATCTTACTCATCTTCTACGATCTTAGAGAAATCATTAATCTTTTCAAAACGCAATACCTTTTTAAACTTCTCTAATAGTATATCACCTTTATGGGATATTACAAATAGGTTAGTTGCACTATTTGCTATGTTACCTAGTATAGCAAGTAGCTCACTGGTAGCAGAGGCATCAAGAGAACTGTCAAATACTTCATCAAGTATAAGCAAATTAGTTGCTGCTGAATTTTTCATACGTGCAACCTCTCTCCATGTGAAGAGAAGTGCTAGATCAATCTTTTGTTTTTCACCTTCTGAGAATGAGGAATAACTAAACTCATCTCTAAATCTACTCTTAAGAACTTCATTAAACTCTTCATCAAGTGTAAAGTTGACAAAGAAATCCATACTGTGAAGATATTTATTAATGAGGTTGTTAAAAACAGGTACATATTTTTTAATGATTTGTTTCTTGATACCAGAATCTTTTAATAGGTTGGATACTATTTGGAACTCATCCATTGTTTGATTTACTTTTGCACACTCACTAGATGTCTTATCAAACTCTTCCTTTAAACCCTTTAGAATATTATTTTCCTTTTTAATATTAGGTGTATTTGTTTGTAACTCAATTAACTCAGTTTCTAATTGATTGTTATCTTTTTCTAAACGATTAATAGATCTATCCATTTGAGAAATATCACTACGCATTTCATGACACTTCATAGAAAGTTCATCGGCTTTTTCTATGGTCTCTATTACTTTATCAATCTCATTTTGTTCATCCTTAAAAGCCTTAGAAAGTTCCTGACCCTGTGTAGTATATGTGGAGATCTTCTTCTCTTTAAACTTAGGAGTTATATTCTGATTACATGTAGGACAGTTATCATGTGTCTTAAAGAACTTCATCTGCTTAGACACTCTCTTAAGTTCTGAATTAATATCAGATTGCTTCTGTTTTAAGTTAGATAATAAAGACTTAGACTCACCAGTCCCAGATAAATCCTTTTCTAATGTCTTCAGTGTTATCTCTTCAGTATCACGTTGAGATTCTATGGTATCAATTTCAGCCTTGTTTGATATAATTTTAGCTTGCTTTTCCTTTCTTCTAGTACTGTTTACTTCTCTTAAGGATTTTATAAGTTTTTCCTGTGAGTTTACACGCTCTTCTGCTATAGATAATAGATGGTTACAATCCTTTGATTGTGTAAAAACATTTCTTACACGATCTTTAAGGAGTAGATTCATGTTTGAGAAGATCTTGATGTCGAGTAGATCTTCAATAACTTCTCGCCTGTGAGGTGCGGTAAGTTGCATGAAGGGGACAAATGTGGATGAACCAAGTATGACGACTTGGGTAAAACTTTTGTAGTTGAGTTTGAGAACACTTTGTTCGAGATACTTCTGGGTGTCCTTAGCTGCAGCTTCCTGATCAACCAACTTGTTATTCTTGTAAACCTCGAAAGAATTAGGTTTGATTGTTCTGAATACACGATAGTCATCCCTCCCTATACTAAAACATACTTCAACTTTGAGACCCTTCTCGTTTATACTATTAACGAGTTGACCTCTATTAATTTTTCTAAATGGTTTGTTGAATAAACCAAAACAGAGAGCATCCAACATAGTGGATTTCCCTGCACCATTAGACCCTACAATCAGTGTTGCATTGGAATCAGTAAAGTTTATGTCAGTCCATTGATCACCAGTGGAAAGAAAGTTCTTCCACCGAATAGTTTCAAATACAATCATTCTTTAGGGGGTGGGATCACAAAATCATTAGGAGTAATTACAGTATAATAGTAACCGTGATTATTGCAATTAATTGCAACGATATCATCATCAACTTCCATAACCTCTAACTTTTTTTCATAAGAAGAAGCTTCTAGTTGTTGAATATATCTTACGGCATCATCCTCTTCTTCAAAACATTGAACAGTTTTTTTCTTGTCTTTGTTTATAACCGAGTACACACCACCATTAGGAACCTGAGTTAGAATGAACATTAGAGATTGGATGCCTCCATGTATAATGATCTCATTACAGACTTAATGTTTGACTTATTTACTTTAAGGTCTATCTCATCTATGTAGGTATCCAATAGTGTCATAGTGTCTTCGGTTTCCATGACTGAACTACCATTCTCCAGTTCCACACTGAGATCTTCTACAATTTTAAGATCACCAAGGGACATGTCCTGAAGTCTTTTAACTGCATAATCGAACTTTTGATAATCACCTTTATCTTCTACTATGAGTTTGACGAAGGCTCCTTTAAGTTCTCCTTTTCCTGGTAAATTAACTCCATCATTATAATACAGCTTATGAAAAATGTCAAAGGGATTCCTATAAAAAGTAGTTTTAAGAGTATCCGTATCAAAAACGTGGAAACCTCTTCTACTTTTGTAATCATTCCAGTAAATCTGATAGGGGTTGCCCAGATAGTAGATATTGTTTTTGTTAGATTTGCTATGATAATGACCTGTAAAAACTTTAGTGAACTTAGAAAATATATAGGGATCCATTCCCTTTTCCATTACATGACCTGGATGAGCCTCAAAGCCGTTAAGCTCAAGATGGCCCATACAGACAGGTGCAGTACTTTCTGTGATGCTTCGTAAGGTTCTATCGTAGTTGTTATCACATATCCAAGGCAACATAAGAATATCAGTACCGTCATAAGTGCGGGTAGTGGGAGTATCAATGACATTGATGTAGTCATATTCTCCCAATAATTCTGTGGGAGCATTAACCCTAAGTGTATTCTTATAATAGATATCATGATTTCCTATTAGACATGTCATGTTACATCCTAACTCTTGCAAAGGATCAAACCACATATCCTTTGCTTCATCTAATGACATGAAATTAATTGACCTTCTTTTATCGAAGGTATCACCAAGATTTATAATCTCTTTAATGCCCGATGCCTTAATAAAAGGTAGGACAATCTCACTATAGAACTTTCTATAGTGTTGAATAAAATGTTGATTGTCGTTACGTACACCAAAGTGTTGATCGGTAATAAGGAGGATTTTCATCTCTTGGTGTTCATCTCGACACGATTCTTAATTTGATTATAGTCGGCTCCTCCTTCTCCGTCAACTGTAAACACATGATCGTAGCCCGACTTCTCTAAAATTTTATCTTTAATATCCATCTGACGTTTCTCTTTAGCAATACGTCTGAGAAATGCGTAGTAAACTATCTGTGTAAAATAAGCAAATGGATTTCTTGATTTAGTAGGATCGAAGTTATCTATGTATTGTATACAATTCTCAATACCATCACATACCATATCATCTTTATACATGTAGTTAATAAAGTTTGGTCTATATGATAAGTGAGTTGCTATTTTAAGAAAGCATCCACCAATATAATTATTGACACGAGGCTTTGGAAGACCTTGCTTCTCAGCAATTTCTACTTTCTCTTTATACTTAATAATTGCTGCGAGAAACTCTTGATTATCTACATAATGCTGTTTCTTTTTTGCAGGAGTTCTTCTCATTGAAGGTTCCTAATTCTTTAGTAATTATAGCAGAGCTTGACAACTGTGTCAATTTCCTGTACACTAACCGTGTAAGGGTTCAGGGCAATAATCTAGGTCTTATATAATTTTTCAAATAATTTTCTAGCATCATCTATTTTTCCTAAGAAACCTACATGTTTTTCTGAAGGTTGTTGCATTTTTATTTTCTTATCACCTAATTTAGAACCTCCCGCCTCGGACGCAATAAAAGATTCATACATAAACACTACTTCTTTACTCATGGAAGAGATTGATAAGATATCTTTTTCTCTTACGATATAAAAATCTTCGTCTGATAGTTGCATCCATTTATGAAATCCTATACCACGAGCGACTTTATCTTCTTCAATTTGTTTTTGAATTACTTGTACACATACTGGTTCTTGTATGAAACATAGAGTTTCATCCTTCTCACATGTCAAAACAATTTTCCCCAAGACTTCTTCACCAGTGGTTAATTTCATAACCCCATAGAATTCTTCTTCGTGCTTGGCATAAGTAATCATTTTTTTAATTTGACATCTATGATTTCATAATCGAATTTCTCTTCATTATATATTTTGACTCTTTCCATCAGATGATTCAACGTATAATTGTTTCCTTTATCTGTAGAAATATCGTCAGCGATATCATATAGTGTCGCTTTTGACTTATTATCTCCTTTCCTAAGTACACGTCCTATTGATTGTAGGTTGCGAACTCTTGATTTAGAAGGTGATGCAAAGATAACATTATGTAAGTTACGGATGTTAATACCTGTAGAGAATGTACCAAAGGAAGCAATGATAATAGCGTTCTCTGATTTCTCAGTTAAGAATCGAATGTCTTCTCTATCTTGTGTCTCAACACCCCCATGAACTAAGTACACAGGTTGTTCTGTACTACTATTTATCAATTCATACAAAGGAATACCGTGCCTCTCTACATAGTTAAAGAGGACTAAAGTGTTTCCTTTGAGACTCTTTGTAAGGTTGGCAATAAACTTATTCCTTGGTTCATGTTCTATTAAATATGAGATCTCATCTTGATATCCTTCAAAGATCTGTTCTTCATGTTTAATTAAAACTATTTTTACTTTTAACTTAGCAACATGACCCTGTTCCATGAGTTTATTAGTTTTAGTTACTTGCGAGCATCTACCAAAGACACCTTCAAGAACTAATTGATTAACGTTGGCACCATCTAAAGTTCCTGTAAAACCTATACGGTACTTACAATCATGCAACTTAGACATCAACGTAGTCAGAGATTTAGCTTTGAAAAGGTGTGCCTCATCACCGATGACCACATCGAACCTAGAGAAAAACTTTTTAGGTTCCTTGTAGATAGATTGCCAAGTGGAAATTACCACATCATGATCAGTGTACCTTTCTTGCCCCGCATATATTTTGTGGCAGTGTTTGGAAACCATCCAACCATATTCTTCAAAGTCCTTATACATCTGCTCTACCAAAGAAGTGGTAGGTACTACAATTAAAACATTTCTTTTGACGTTTACATGAAATCTAACCAATGAATAAATCATCAAACTTTTCCCGCTTGCTGTTGGGGACAGCAGGAGTCGCCTGTTGTATCGTAGGGATTCATACACTGCTCGGTATTGGTAATCCCTCATCTTTACAGGAAGAGCCAGTGCCTTCACAAATCCAACCACAGCTTGAGGAGTTATTAGAGGATTTACCTCTTGAGGATCTCCAAAATGTTCGTGATGCTCTAGGCGATATTGGTAACCTTTCTTCTTAGCCCAATCAGTAAGATAATCTATTAGACCACAATATATCTCACCATTTGCAGGTGAGTATAATCTTATCTTACCATCCCATCCTTTGTATCTTCGAGTCTTCTGCATATACTTTGCAGACTCGACTTCAAAGGTAAAAAAATCTGCGAGCTCATAATTAATATGAGGTTCCGCTTCCACTTGTAAATAGACTTCGTTCTTCTTACGTATAAGGAGGTCCATAAAACCATGCTACTATTGATTTTCGTACTCCAGAAGTAACAGGTCTTACCCTATGCCACATATCAGACGGAAAGAAGATTGCAGAACCTTTTGACAGTCTAAATGTTTCATATCTGCAGTCACTCTCTGGTTTATATATCTCCAAATCAAACTCCCCTCCTTCATACTCACTAGGATCATTGAGGAAAAGGGACATGCTTATTTTTCTAACAGTACCTTGAACTGGATGTGGGTGTTGATCTACATGCCAATCATACTTACCACCTTCAGGATACATACCAAACTGTATAGGTTCTACACCAAGTATATCTAAGTTCCATCCATTATCAACATTCATTGCCTTTGCTATCTCAATAAACATCTGACAGAATCTTCTATCTTGTATCCATGCCTGTTGAGATATTCTACTACTATGTTTCTTTGCTTCTTCTGAGTTATATGTAAGACTATCTTTCCAATCTAAATTTTCACTATTCAATGTTTCTCTAACAATGCTCATAGCACTGTCATTTAATTCAATAATCCGATACTGAGCACCGTACTTCATAATCCATTTTTAAATTTTTCCCAGTCTATAGCATTCTTAATTTGAAAATTACGGTTATTGATCATCTTCAATACACCGTCAAGGAATAACAAGACCTGTTCTATGTAGTCTATCTTGTATTGAAGTTTTTTAACGTCATCATCAGCAGTGATGAACATTTCTAATTCTTTTTTATCTGTTAATTTAAGATCAAAAGGCATCTCTTTATATACTGTAGAGGGTGCCTTTCCTTTATAATATATCCATTTCTCTTTTATAAGACTTCTCATCTCACCTTCTTTCTCTTTTCTCATTAGAGAAAAAGTATTATAATATTCCATATACCTCATATGTAACTGAGGTATTTTAATAGACTCTTCGCAGTAGAGGTCAGGATCTATTACACTATCCTTCTTCCACTTCTCCTGAAGTTGTTCAAGATTCATTATATACCTTGGTCTTTGGTTTTATCAAAAAATTCTTTTAATGAAGACTGCAACTGTCCTCTATTCTCAGTATCTTCTTCTTTAATTCCCTTCATCTTTTTGTAGTCCTGATGCATCGCTCCCAGTAACCATGCCTGTGCTAGTTGCTTCGGACCTTCGTTCAACAACTGGATTTGAAATTTCGAGAGACCAGCCTTCATCTCCAAATACTCCTTTCTCCACGATGTTGTGTCTTGAGTTTGTTCTGTCATCCTGTTCCTCCCATTCCTTTACAATGGATTTAGCCTGTGCATCCACAGAACTCATGGTGTTATATATCTTAGCATCAATCCAGCGTTCTGTCAACCACTTGATCAAACCCAAGGCCAGGTGGTTAATTGGGAAGCGTTGCTTCTTTGCCCACCTCTCTGCTTTAGCATACCAAGGGTCTACACCAGGTCCAAAGGTAGTTTCAAATTCAAACTTCATTTCTCTGCTGCATATAAAGCAAAGGTAGAAGTAGTTATAACAGTCATCATGTTTGCAACATGTTGTTTCGTCTCAGAATCACATGTTCTACCAGGCATAAGACATCCATGTATGGTTGCTGCTACAATTAATAATTGAACAACAACTACTACTTGAATTAGATTGATAATTCTACCTTTAAGGCAAGGTGTTCCGTCCTTATTTAGAGGATAAGTGCCCCTATTACGAAACCTTTTGCGAATGTTATACATAACATCTGATAGTCTGTTAAGTTGAATTTGTCCTGGAACTTTTTAGCCCACTTCTTATCCCACTCTTTTAATTGGTGAAGTTTCTTTTTAATCATCGTCTCATTCTACCGCTAGATGGATCTCTCACTTCATATAATATGTATCTAAAAGTTGCTTGTGCTGTGAAATATTGATTATCAGTTTGAGTTACATCAAATGGCAAAGCACTCAACTCTACTGGAAATACTGACTTAAAGACAACATCAAAGTTTGCAATGTTGTTATTATTTAAAACTTGTAATGTGGCATCAGATACTTTTGAATCCATATTACTACCTTTTAATCGGTATGCATGGTTCCAATCATCTCTTTCACCATAATCTTGTGGTGTACCCATTGCACGCATCCAGTTATGGATCTCCATATAATTTCTAAGATCCTCATCTACAATAAATTCTATAGTTAAATCTTCATAATTTGCTGTACTTTCTATTGGAATGGGTACTAAACCACGTGTCGGTACATCAATATTGTTAATGCTGAATGTAGGTATAGTTGCTTTCTGACATAAGAAAGAACAATTCTTGGCTTTATCCAATAGGAACAAGAAACCTATTGGTGATAGGAAGTTCTTATTTGTTATTTGTTCTGCGAACCAATTAGTTGGGAGTGCCATTTTATGCGTTAACGTTTTCTAACCATGATGTAGATATGTATTTTTCACCTGACAATACAGGATTACCTCTATGTGTATGAGTAAATCCAGCTGGCCATAACAACATCATTCCTCTCTTAGCTTTCACACGTTCATTTTGATATAGGAACTCAGTCTCACCACCTTCAAAGTCATCATTAAGGTACATCATTGTCGCTAACACACGACGATTAGTACCTAGACTACCTGTCTCACAATGGAAAGCATGGAAACCTTCAGCAGGTTTCGTGCGTTGTACATTAAGATATACCTGTTGATACCTATAATGAATCAATGCTTCATACTCATTGATATAATGTTGAACACAAGCACCAGTAATTTCATTATACTGTCTCATGTATTCATAACCGCAGTTATGATCTAACATGAAGTCTTCAGTTGCTAGACATTTATCTTTTCTTTGATGTGCCTTACGGTCTTTACCAAAGATGCCATAGCGTCTAAATGTGGATCCACAGTTATCCTGATATTTCCAATAGTCAATTAATGGTTGTGTATCATATTCAGTTTCAAAGTAACCTATAAAGTCTTTGAACCAAAAATTCTTAATCATAACAAAACATACTCTGTGTGATTATTTAGGACACTTTATTACCGTAGATTGATGCTTCAGTTGAGTCGGGATTATCCCTCAGATAATCAGTATACCTAAACCCACTACCTTCAGGGTAGATATACTTTCCATTCTCATCAAAGTTAGGACCAGTTTTCTTTGCACCATATACAGGATATGGTCGCAATCCTGCTCTCATCTCTCTACCCTTTCTCTTTCTCATTTCATTACCAGTCTCATGGTCTGGATCAATGGTTGGCCATGATGATCCAAGGATACGTTTGATGTCTTCTTTAGTATAACCTTTCATATTTAATTTAGTATAAAAAAAGAGACCCCTCTGGGGTCTCTTTAAGTTGTATGTAAT